CAAATATCTGTCCTTGAATAATAAGAATTTGACCTTGAATAATGCCTATAGCGAGATTGATTGCCACAATATCTGCTTGTATGCCAGGAATTGTAAATAATTCCATAGAAGTAAGGTCAAACGATTCCTGGGGACGCCCTGTAATATCTCCTCTCCAAATATAAGTCCACGTCAAATCTGGCAAATTTTCTATTTCTATATGAGGAACTTCCACGGGACGGTTTGTTCCATCTCCTAACCATAAGTACGTATCGGTCAAATTAGGAAGGTTAATAACTTCTATATTTTGGGAGGCTACAGGCCTATTGGTTACATCTCCTATCCAAATATTGGTAGAAAGAAGGTCAGGGAGTGCGCCGCTCGGAATAACCATAACTGCAACTGGCCTATTAGTCCCATCACCTACCCAAAAATTATTAGTTGCCAGATCTGGAAGGTTTCCAATTTCAATGTGAGGAGATGCCACTGGACGGTTGGACGCATCCCCAATCCATATATATGTAAATGCAAGATCAGGCAATGAGCCGCCAGGAATAACCAGAGAAGGTACTGGCCGATTCATTGCATCACCAACCCAAACATTATCGGTAGGAAGATCAGGCAGCACACTAATAGGAATCATGGGAGATGATACGGGGCGGTTTGAGCCGTCCCCAACCCATACATTATCAGTCGGCAAATCAGCCATATTGGTTAAAGGCAACACAGTTATTTCTACTGGTCGATTGCTTCCAAAATTCAAAGGATTCGAAGAATTGGTTCCATACCATAATTTCCCAACCGTTAAATCAGGAAGATTTGTAATATTTATTCTTAAAATAATTTCAGGTTCCCCTAAACTTAAGGGATTTGAACTGCCAGAATATAGATTATATGCCCCTAATAATTTATTAGGATCAGAATTCAACATTGTAGGAAGATTTTCCACCTGAATTCTTGGGAATTCTGCGGGCTTGTTGGTTACATCCCCTATCCATACGTTTTTATATGTCAAAGAAGGCAACATATAATCTGTGCCAGGTATAGCAATTTCTACCACACCGCTTGCATGTTTTAAAATACCGTCAACTAATTGATTTAAGGCTTGGGAACTATCAAAATTTTCAGAAGGGGCTTGAAGGATAAAACGCGTTTCAGATAATCGCGTACGCAAATCAATAATTTCAAGACGCAAGTCCATAATAATAGGACTTACAATTGGACGGTCATTAAAATCGCCAATCCAAATATAATCATCAGGAAGATCAGGAAAAGCAGATAAGTTTATCCGTCCTGTGACAGGCGACATAAAAAAGTCTGTAAATCCAGGCAACCATTGCATCACGCCACCAAATGAGCAAGAAAATTAGAGATATTCACTGCATCTGCATTAAAAGTATTCGTCGCAAGTGTTTGCATATAGGTAATGAATCCTCCTGATGAGTTATCCAATTCTGTATCTATCAAAGGGTCTAATTGCGCATTAGCGCGATAGGTATAGATATTCTGCAAAGTATATTGATCTATATTTTTCAATAATGCCGCATCTGTTTCTTGTGAACCCGTAATCAAGATTCCTAATAAACTAAAAATAAAAGCCATATTTGATTCATCAGGAGGAGGAGGAGTAACAGGAGAGGTGCCAAATCCAATATCACCTAAACCTGATCCAATAGATAAAATACAAGTGCGTTTAGCATTCGGTTTAATTATATTTCCAAGCATATACCCTAACATTGCTGGATTATTCTTAATGCAGCCGCCATCCAGATAACTATGACCCCCTCCCCAAACAGCAGGAGGAAAATATAAAGGAGCAGAAGAGGTCGCTAATCCTACATTCTTAAGCATTTCAGTTGCTCCAAAAGAATTTGGAAATACAATATTGGAATATAATATTGGAGTATTGGTAGTATAATCATAAGATGTTATCAAAGTATTAGTATTTAAATTTTGCATGGTTAAAGAACCAAATAAAGTATTAAGAGTAGATATAAAGTTTGTATTGGGATAAAAACTTCCTCCTAATATCATTGTGGCAAGTTTATCAAGTGTAGTTGCTCTTATTCCTGGCAATATACTTGATGTTGAAAATATCCAGGGACCTTGAGTTGTAAGAAAAGTTGTTAGATCAGAAGGAGAAAGTCCACCTGCATACCCTAAAGCTTGAAGTCCGCCCGCACTTGTACCGCAAATAACATCAAAATATTTCCATATTTCATTTGGCGAAATTCCCCATAATTGAACAAATTCATTCATCCATTGAACACTAAATGTTCCACGCATTCCGCCGCCATCAATCGCAAGGATACGAACTGTATTAGGATCAGCCATTAGATGCTTCCTAATGCCGTGGGATTAATAGCCGCTGGATTTGCTTGAGGCGGCGCACCACCACCACCGCCTTTAAGCATTGATTCTTGTTGATTCTGTTGCTGTTGCAAAGCTTGCATAGCCGTTGAAATTTTATCATAATCCCTAAACCGCAATAGCTTAAGAAGTTCTGGATTTTGCAAGATCAAAGGAGCCTGGGGATTAGCTAATAATTGTTGTAAGTTTTCTTGCATTTCTTCAGGTGAGCTATCAAAATCAGGAACTCTTTCAACATAAATATCAACAGGAATGGTACGGATATCATTCATAATGATTTCTTTACCATCAATTTCCCTAACTAAATTCAAGATCAAAGCTTGTTTCTCGTCATCATCAAGGACAATATTCACAAGAATATTTTTGATTCCTGAATTTTGAATAAGGTTAAGCAACATTTCTCCTTCGCGCTTCTTAACAAGGCTAAATGTATCAAATCCAGCCGCTAGATTTTTGGAGGTTCCTATCTGCCGTTGCTTAATGGCAATTCCACTGGTTGCGTTTGTAGCTTGTCCAAGAGAATCGCTATACATTCCGCTAACTTGCTGCAATTCATAATCACTACGTTCTGAAGCCTTAATGTAGCTCATCGCTAAATCAATGTTAGGAATGATATCCAATTGACCGTCACCAGCAAATATAATTGAATCAGGACGACTCAATTCATCCCTAATCTGATCTGCATCCATGCCATGGAAAGCGCTAGGGTCTACTCTCGCCCTTACTGAGTTTAAAGCCATCAATTCTTTAAGTTTTCGATAATTGATTTCCCGTTGCACATCTTTCATATCTTCCAACCAACCAACAGGTACAGCATCAGAAGTGCGGCGTCCCCATACGACAGGGATGGTCGGAAAATCTTTTAAATTAGGGATATTTGGATTAATGGGAGCAAATTCTAGGAGGATATCGCCACAAAACACAGTCCTCATAATTTGGGTTCCTGTGTCTGTTATGACATTTTTCATAGAGCCGGCTAATTCTTCAGCTGTATTCTCATCAAATGTTTCAAAATAATAGCCATTTTTATCATTGCCACAATAGTATTTGCGCTTTTCTTTATGGAATAGCTCATTAACCAACAAACGGCTTCCATTGGCAGACCCAAAAGTATTAGGGATAAACGCACTATTGCGGTTAAATAATTCCTGTGAGAAATTTCCCACATTGTTGTACCTTTCCTCTGAAGACTGAATGGCATTAAATTCTGAAATATGTCCAGGATAAACAGTCTTAACATCATCTAAAGACATCCAATACATATTGATGAGATATCTTTGTTTCGTTAATTGGGGAGAGAAGTCATCAGCGTCATAGATAACATTAAGTGGATTAAGGTACTCATAAAGAATATTATCTTTATCGGAATACATACGCACAAAGCCTAATCCACATATCATTGAATCCCTTGATCGCAAAGAACCTTGATAGGAGAAGTTTTGTTGCTCTTGAATGGCAAATCCCAAATGGGTTAAACCTTTTGCAAGGAATTCTTCATCATCTTTGCCTGAATGGGAACGATAAGCTATTTTTGTGCGTGTGTTAATTTCTAAACCAGACGCCTGGTTAATCATGCTTTTGACTTTGTTGATGACAATGGGAGCTTGACCGCGTTCTTTTAGTTTTTCAAGAATCTCAGGGGGATATTGTCCACTACCATCATAAAAAGCAAAGCTGCTGATTGCTTCTCCACGCCATTTTTGGTAGAGCAAGTTGCCCGCACCCATTTGAAATAATTTTCTACCATTATCTAAAGCCTTTTGCCTTGATTCCGTTAACTTCATTACACTCTCATCCAACTCCCACCAGATAATTGCGTGGGTATTTTAAGCTTGTTAATGGTTGATTGCTTAACGCGAGCCAATGGGACACCTGTAACCACCCCATAACGCATAGCATCCATTAAATGATCATTTCCTTTCTTCACCTTACCATTATCATCACGCGCATACATCCTTAATTCAGTCATTAACTTAGTTAAACTACTAAATATTTTAAGTTTTCCAGTTTCCATTCGTTGAAGAACAGTATAAACTCCTTTATTTACTGATTTTTTATCTGCGGGTGTCCAATTTCTGATTCCAGCCTGTTGATAAAGGTCTACAAGATTTCCACCATCATCTTGTTGTGCTCCTTCACCAGCACCATCATAACCGCCAGGCATCCAATCTGCCCCTTGTTTGATTAGTTGGAATGCATGATGTTGGGGCGTAAGATGCCCTGCCAGATATTCTCCATATAAATAAACAACATCATTGTCCTGATCATGCGCCATGAAGACAGCAGCTGTATTATGCCAGCCAAAATCCATTCCAAAGCAGCGTGGCCAATATTCTGGAATTTCAAAAGGACTAATGAGTAGATTGGAATCATGGACAGGATAGACCATTCCACTTCCCATAGACGGAATACCTTTAATCCGCGCTTCCCGCTCATGGACTGGATAAGCACTAAAAATTCTATCCGATTCTTCACGTGTGATATGGGGGGATTCTTCATGGGATGCTAAAATATAAACTCGTGAGTTATTCACTTCACCAGGCGCAAGACGTCTAGATTCTATTTCTTCCCCTTTTTCATCATGAATAACTTTCTCCATATATTGCAACATGAAATGAGTTATGCCTTTTAAAGGTGTCAAACTACAAGTCACTTGACCGTAATGATTGGGAGATGTAGAAATAGTTCGCGTAATGGCTTCTGAATATATTTTTGAGGGAGGTTCTTCGTCCAAATGAACTCCGTCAAGAGTTTCAGATTGCCATGCACCTGCTTTTTGTTCATAAGATTTAAAACGAAGTTTGGATACTCCACCTGAACTATGACGGATATAATAAAGATGTTTTTGCAAATCTTTGTGAACAATTAAACTAGAATGAATAAAACCCTCTGTTGTTAAATCTCCAACATAATATCTAGCAAGAGTTTGATAAGTTTCATTATTCGTAACACCTGCAACCCATATATTGATAGGTTTATCATATCTATAACCATTCCAATCCCAAGGCATTCCTTCAGAATCGGTAGAATTAGAAGGATAATTACCAGTAAGATGCATAGACCATTCGGCAGATGTACACAAACTTTTACCACATCTATGACCTGCAAAGAAGGCACGTTCCTTGGCTATCAATCCTGTGGCATGAAATAATTTTTGTTTAGGTTCTGGGTGATAATTTCTAAAATGTATATGATCTTCTATATTTTGATATTCTATTGCTTTATTAAAACAATCTAATAATTCTTGAGGGGATAAGTCTTGTAATTCTTCAATCATATTATATCATTATATGATCAAAACGAACTAAACAAGTCAAATAGTGAAAGTATATTTACATAAAAAAACACAGCGGAATTACCCACTGTGTCTTTTCAAGATTAAACCAAGCCTTATGTGAATATCATCTATAACATATCTAATATAAGAATGTCAACTAATAAGGCTTAAATTCTGAAAATGGATTAAGAAAACCTAATTCAGCTCGATATTTAATGATTAGATCAGTATTTTTTTCATATACTTCTTTATAAATTTTATAATGTTCTAATAATTTTATTTTTTTTTCCTCTTCATTCTTCCAATCATTATAGGAAGTTATAATATATTCCTCAAATAAAAGATTAAAAACATCACTTCCTTCAATATCACGAATATTTTTCATGGTAGATTTAAGAGGGTCTTCAAATGTTTCTATACATTCAGCAGGATCATATATGCTAAAATCTTCCATAACTCCATGATATTCTATCATTTCAGATTCTTTTAATATATTACATATATCTTTTATTTCAGAATTTTGACTCATTATTAAATCTCCTTATTATATGGATTAGTTATCCCCATTTCAATTCTATAGGCATCGATTAGATCAGCATTTTTATCATATATTTCTTTAGAATATTTATAATGTGCTATTAACCGTAATTTTTTTTCCTCTTCAATCCCAATAGTACTGATAATATATTCCGAAAATAAAAGCTTAAAGATATCATCTTCTTTAACAGGTTCACGAATCTTTTGCCACATAGCTGCATCAGCCAAATTATGTTTCATATTAGATTTAATAGATTCTTCGAACGTTTCTATATAATCATGGGGCGTTAAAGATACTCTTTTCATATCATCAAATAATTCCCACATTTTTTGCCTAAAATCTTCTGGAAGTTCTTTGATATAATCATTAATTGCCTTATAAGCTTTAATTGCATTTAAATTCATTTATAATCTCCTTTATTCATTCCAATAATTTTCCGATACACAATCCTCACAAAGATAATCGCAATGGTGAAGCCAAGAAATTTCTCCACATTGAACGCATTCAAGATAAACGGAGGAATGATATTTATTCATTATTATTTATCTTCCAACGGCATCATTATATTCTGACAATCGAAACAAAGAAACTGATCTTTTTCCTGTTGCCAAAAATTTTGTCTACATCTAAAACAAAAAGAATTTTTGCCAATTTCTTTTTTGTCATATTTATAATTTCCATGACACATTTTAATTTCCAAATCTTTGGGATTATTACATTGTTTTAAAAATTCTTCTCTATATTCATCTGCTTTTTTTATGTATTCTTTTACAATAGAAGAAGGATATGTAGGATCAATAATATCATGAATATTTCCTTTTTTATCTACCCATACTTTTCCTGTTAATGCTTCTTTAGGAAATTTTTCACAAAGTTCCATTATTTCTTTCCATAAAATTTCAAGTCTACTTTTTGTTTCCATATCCATTCATTGTACTTATTATTTTATAAAGTCTCTTTCAGAGTGGGACTTAACCGATTACCCACATCCCCTTCAAACAAAAGAAGGGAGGCTATTCTGTATTGTTTCAACAGGCATCTTGATACATTTTCAATGCATCTA